GGCCCGCGACGCTCGCGCCGCTGTTGGCGGCGTTGAGGTTGATGCCCGCGCCCTGTATCTCGGCGTTCTGGTTGGCTTCCTGCCCGGCGAGGTTCCGGGTGAGGTCTGACTGCGCCTGTGTCTGAGCGTTGCCGAAGTTCTGGGACTGTAGGCCAGACACGAGCTGCCCGGCCGCTGCGGCGCTGGCGGCGTTGGTCACGCCCTCCTGTACGCCCTGCCGGGAGCCGCCGAAGGCACCCTGCGAGATGGCTTGGTCCGCGTTGGTGTTCTGGGCTTGGAGCCGCTGTCTGTCTAGAGCCTGCAAGGACGGGTCGATCACGGCTTGCGTGAACGGGTTCATGTACGGCGACAGGTCCGTGCTGGCCAGACTGCCGGGGTTGACCTGATCCGGCGCGAAGCCCTGAAGCCCCGAGAGCGTGCTCTGCGCGAGGTTATACCCGGGGTTGGCCCCGCCCACGCTGCCCTGAAGCGCGCCCACGTCAGCCGTCGCACCCGGCGTCATTCCGGCGTAGAGAGGACCGCTGTACGGCCCCATCATGTTGCCCGCAACGTCCGACGCCGCGTTGTAGTTAGCCATGCCAGCGTTGTTGATCCACTGCGGAAGCTGCGTGGTGCTGGTCTGGGTGGTGGTCCCGCTGGAACCGCCGCCGCCCTTACTCATGGGGGACCTCGTGGGTGATAATCATTGCATGTTCTTTCCAGCCGTGTTCACGGGCTACTTTCTTCCACCCAAATCGGGCGTTCGCAGACACGTAGGCGCAGTCGTTGGCCCGGGCGTGTTCGAGGACTTGTGTCTGGACTTCCATGACTTCGGGGAGTTCCCCGGCCACGAGCCAGACATTGAGGAACTTGGACAGGGGCGAGTTGATGATCTCAGTCACCCACAGGCCGTAGTCGTTCCAGAAGACTTGGACCGCGCCTACGTTGGCTAGGTCAACCACGTGCTCCCACGTGAACATTTTGTCCCGGCGGAGCGCCTTGCGCGCCCTCTTGACGATCTCTTCCGGAGGGAGCGGCGGCTTAGGGCCGGGTTTTTCCACTGTTCGCTGCCACTACTAGGGCTCCCGCGTTGGACACCGTGACGCTGTAGTTGGTGCCGTTCGGGGACGTAAGGATGATCTGGGAAGACGCCTCGTTTTGCGACAGGGCGGGCTTCAGCGAGGACGTGATTACCTGCACCAGCCGTGAAAGGTACTGGGCTACCGCAGAGGGCATACCCGACGGGGGCGGTGGCAACAATATTAGCACAATAGACCCCTCTTGGCTACCGCATGTCGTCGGTTTGGTCGGCGTCTATGTAGACCTTGCCCACGGCGAACATGTCGTCCTTGGCGTTCACAAACCGCAGGCGCATATGCATGTAGTCAGCACGAGCGTCCATATAGCCGTCATCTCTAGCCAGAAACGGACCTTCTGTGTACTCCTGCCCCTCGGGGGTGTACCGGCCGTAGACAGTACATTCGACGCTGGCGTAGCCGTTGCCGGAGGCAATACGAAGCTGCTGTAGTTGCGTCGTCCCGCCCGAGTTCTCACCGAGGCCAAGTTCGCCAGTCTCCGCGAAGATGGTGCCCACGCGGCTTGAGCCGTTGTCGAGAAGTCCTGTCTCGTGCTCATAGATGTCACCCGTTGTCGAGCCCATGTACGGCAGCTTGTAGGCGTCCGCCCCGGCCATGGCCGACCGATTGAGCGAGCCCCACATCCACGTGTTGTCCAGATAGTTCCAGACCACGTACCGATTGCACTCGCTGTTGCCGACGCTGGGATAGAAGAACCACACCTCGGGGAACGCGCCGTTGGCGCTGGCGTGGCAGCGGAACGGCCCCCAGATCGGGTCGATGGCCTTCGTCTGGTCAGTGCCGCCCAGAATGGCGTCCAGGAACGGGCACGGGAGCTGCTGGACGTAGCCGCCCGCGTACATTTGGAAACCGTTGCGGCCTAGCCAGACAGCCTTGCCGCTGTCGAACACGGCGATGCTGTCGGGCGTGTAGAGGCTGGTGGCGGCGATGGCCTCGGTGCCGCCGTAGACGTACGGCTGGCCGAGGTAGCGAATTAGGAAGACGTCCGTGTAGCTGAAGACGAGCGTGCCCTCGGCCACCGTGTATCCAGACAGCAGCGGCGTCCTAGACACGAGCTGTAGGAAGCCCGCGCTGTTGGTCGTTGAGCTGAAGTTCCAGTCCGTGGGGTCTTCCCGGCTGGACCACGCGATGGACCGCGCGTTGCCGCCGTAGCCGATGGCCATGACGTGGCGTTCCGCCGTGACCACGACCGCGTTGTTCGAGATGGGCGCTCCGGTCGTGGCGGCCGTGTAGGTGTGCATGGTCTCGCTGCCCACCGTCCCGGCCACGCTCATGTGGTAGGTGCCGGTGGACCCGGCCGAGCCGGTGAGCTGAGACAGGATCGTAGCGACGCCCGTGTCGTCGGCTGGCATACCCGAACCGACCACCTTGTCACCGACAAGAATTGTGCCGCTGGCGACGGCAGACACGGTGAGCGTCGCCCCCGAAAGCGCCGCCGTGATCGTGGCGTTGACCGAAGAGCTGAAACTCGGGCCAATGCGCAGCGGCGCGACGAGAGGGGTAGACTGAGTGAAGTAGAGCAGGCGGCCGTCCGTATTGGCGCACCATATGACGTCCTCGCCCCACTGGGCGCGTGTATGGTAGCCGTACGGGGAGAAGATGGGGGACGGCGTGGTGCGCGCGGTGCCGAAGGTGCCCGCGCTGAACAGGCCCGTACCGAAGCCGCCCGTGGGCTGCACGGTGCCGGGGCCTTGGAAGTTCGGCGGGGTGATGTCTGTGTAGGCCCCCGAGTTGTCCACGTAGATGCGGGCGTCCGTACCGGCCAGCGCCATGCGGCCAGCGATGTTGTTGCGCCAGATATTGAACTTGCGCACTGGGCTGTCGAGCGCCCACGCGGCGGGGGCGATGGGCGGGGGAGACGTGCCCGTGACGGCCGCGTTCGTGTCTGTGTAGGTGAGGACGAGGCCGACGTCGTAGTAGACGTTTTCCCCCGCCGCCGCCGTGCCACGGTAGACACGGTAGCCGGTCGCGCCGTTGACGGTCGCCCACGAGATCACGTTGGAGCTGGTAGAGCCGGTTGTGACTTGGCTCTTCTCGTTAGAGGCCAGCGTCTCGCCGCCCCCGTTGTAGGCCGTGACCACGTAGTAGTACGTCCCGGCTGCGAGAGTTCCGCCCGACGTGGACGTTGACGTGTTGGCCTGTACCGGCGGAGCAGGCTGCGCCGTCAGCTTGTTCCAGCCGCCGATGGGCAGCATGGACCCGTTCACGAACCGGATGAGGTTCATGTCCCACCACCGCGACGGCGTGTCGAACGGCGTGTTGTTCCGTGACAGCCCCGGCGGGATTTGGAGCGGGACGAAGGCCATTAGAGGTAGATCACCGTATCGACCATGATCGTCGGCTGGACCGTGGGGACGCCGACTGTGCCGCCCAAGGAGCCGCTGGCAGAGCCGCTGCCGCCGCCGCCGAGCGAGCCAGACACCGAGCAGCCGCCAGACACCGGGTCGCCGCTCTGCGTAGCCACGCCGCCGCCACCGAAGGCTAGGCCGCCCACCGAGTTGTTGTTGACCGTACCGCTGAAGGAGCCACCCAGCGCGCCAGACACGGTCACGCCGACGCTCACTCCGAGCGTGCCAGACACCGTGACGCCGACGCTCTCGGCCTGTGCGCCGCCCGCAGCCATGCGCGTAGTGCTGGCGATGTACGAGGACAGGCGGGCAGCGTTGGCAGCGCCGCCGTTGTTGTCTAGCGTGGCGCACACCCGCCCGCGATGGTCGGGAAGGGTGAGCTGCTTGTGGGCGGCCCAGTCGGCCGCCGCGCTCACGCCCGCGCCGCCGACCACGAGGGCCGAGTTGAGGCTCCACAGCAGGTTGAACAGGTTTTGCGTGTCTGCGTTGGCCCGGCCCGTCGCGCTTGAGCTGGCGTCGCCAATGGTGGTGGCGTTCAGGAATACAGTGCCGGTGGGCGGCGAGGCCCCGTAGTAGCCGTGGCTGATGGTGCCGGTGGCCGGGCGCGCGTTGGTGTTCGACCACGCCTGCGTAGCAATGACGCCGCTCGCATCAGGAATTTGCAGAGTACGGGTAGTCCCCGTGGTGATGAGAGAGGCGTCAAATTGGGCGACCTTGGTGGTGTCTGTGCCGTCCTGAATATAGAACGCCGACGCGATCACCCGGATAAACGCGCCCAGTCGGCCCCAGAACGTGTTGCCGGTGCCGATCTGTAGGCCAATGCTGGTGCCGCTGCCGTCCGAGTTGAAGAGGGCGTCCACCTTCTGGAAGCCCGCGTTCTGCTTGGCACCCCACGTAGTGTTCGACGCGCCCACTTCCGGGCAGTCGATGTTGAGGTTCGTGGTGAAGGTGTCGGACATGGGCAGGCCTTACGTGGAGGGCGGCGTGGGGGAAGGATAGATAATCACCCAGCCAGACGGGGCGTCTGTCTGGGTCTGCCAGCCTGAACTCAGGTTGGTGGCCGTGAAGGCGGCCGTGTCTAGGTTCTCGATGGTGGCGAGGTCCATAGTCTTGCCGCCGCCAGAAAAGGCCACCGCGTCCACGTTCTCTGTGGTCGTCAGGTCCATCGCGGGCGGGTAGGTGTTGACGCCCAGCCCGGTCAGGTAGTCGTTCACGGCGTCTACAAGGGCGAGGTACTGGACCTGTGTTAGGCCCGAGCCCATGCTGAACGCCACGATGGGGTCAGACGAGTGATATGTGACCGTGCCGGACGAACGGCACGCGCCGAGCAGGATGCTGAGAGTGCGGTTGGGCGTTACTGTAGACGCGAAGTTCTGGGTCGCTGTGCCGCCGTTGCGGTAGCCCCACGGCCCGGTGCTGGTCATACACCACGCCCCGGCGATGGCCCCCGCGATGGCTCCGGGGCCGTCCACGGACCCGGCGGCGTCAGACAGGCCCCAGTAGGTGTTGAGGTCCGCCCACTTGGGTAGCAGGTACAACTCGCCCGAGACGGCTACGTCGTTGCCGAAGAGCGCCATTTCGTTTGCCGGGTTTCCCGAGCCGCCGACTGCGCGTGTCGAGGTGGTGTAGACGAAGGCGTGGCAGGAGGCGGCTTGGTACTGGGAGCCGACGCCGGGCGTGAAGCCAGTGTCAAAATAGCCCGTCGAGCCGTCGCCTTTCCATCCGCCTGCGGCGAGCGTGCCGGTGGCGTGTGCCGTGCCCTGAGTAAGCCGCACGTAATCCATGTATGCACTTGGCGTATTCCCCGCGCCGTCCGGCGATATGATGAACAGGCTGTCCAACTTGGCGTAGATGCCGTGCAAGTCCAGCGCGTCGTAGAACGTGCTGCACAAGACTAGACGCCCGGCGGATACTGTTCCACCGGCCGCGACGACCGCTGCCGCCCACGCTGTGGCTTTGGCGTTCGTCATGGACTACCCGTGCGTGATCGTGCCGGAGTTGATCGTGACCGTCTGGCCGGAGGTGATCGCCGTCGAGCCGATGATGATGTCAGCCCCGGCCACGCCGACCGTGAGGCCAGACACGATCACCGCACCCGCGTTGTCGCGGAGTTCGGCCAGCGCCGCCGTGCCGTTGGCGGCTGCCGTCGCAGACAGGGGCACCCCGGCGAGGGTCAGGACAGCGCCGGAGATGGTGAACGGGGTGGCTGGCAGGGTGATGGTGGCGAGCGTGCCGGTTGAGCCGCCGTTCAGGGCGCTGGTGCCGATCACGAGCGATCCGGCGGCGAAGCTGCCGGTGGACGCGGCGGCGGTCTTGTGCCCGACCAGATCGAGGACAAGCTGCATCCGGGCGGCTTTGAGGGTGGCGGAGTATACTGCGGGCATATGTCTATCCGAAGCTGGTGCGGCGCGTGGCCAGCTTGTTTTGGGGGAAGCGGGCGCGCTCGCTCTCGATATTCATGTCGTCCATGATGGTCGTGCGGACGGTGTTCCACGTGGCCAAGCGGCTGTCGCCCTTCAGGTAGAGCGAGGCCTCCAGACACGCCCCGGCCAGATACAGGTCCGGGGACTTCAAGAGCAGCCAGTTGCTCTGGTTCTCGGAGGTGAGGGATGGGATTTTGGAGTAGTATTTGAGCCGGAAGTCCAGCGGCGACGTCTGCGGCGGGACAAGTTCTATCTCGTTGGCGTAGAGCACGTAGCCCTGCACGAGGTTGGTGCCGCCCACGTTGTTGTTCGCGGAGCGAAGTTCGAGGGCTTCCTGCTCCGTCAGCACCCGCAGGGGCGCGCTCCACTGGGTAGACCCCGGCGTAGCGATTTCCAGCGTGTAGACAGCCAGATAGTCGGTCGGCAGCGGCACGTACTCGCCCGTGGTCGTGTCTTGCGCGCGCGTCTGCATGTCTCGCACGCGGAGGGAGCGGTTTAACTTCGCCTCCGCCTGCAAGATGAAGCTGGGAACCTGATTGTCTAGGTCGCGCCGGTTGAGTGTCTGCTTGACCGCATCCACCAAGCCGTCGTACGTCGTCAGGTCGATAACGCCCCAAGCCATCTACTAGAAGCTCTTGACGGGGCCGGAACGCCGCTGGGCCTTGGAGGCCACGTTGTTCGAGCCCTTGCCGCTCGTGTCGTTCTGGGCGTTGTTGTTCCGCTCCTTCGTGAAGTCTACGGCCGGGGGCTGGGTCTTGCCCGAGCGCTTGCCGCTGCTGGACGGCAGACCGAAGTCCTTGCCCATCGTCGGGACCTTGCCCGCCTTGCTAGAGCCGTAGCTGGCGCTATTCTTCGAAACGTAGTCGCCTTTGACTTTGAACATGGATTATCCTCTGTGTCGGTTGATGTCTGCCCACTCGTACTCGTAGTAGCCGCCGTGCTTGAGTTCCTTGGACAGCTCGTGGTCGAGGACGGTGGGGAAGCCCCGCTGACCAGCGTTTACGCAGAAATAGACGTCTTCCCCCACGTGCTTGCTGAAGCGGGGGTCCCACGGCATGGAGAACCACGGGGTGGGCAGGTCCTTGAACACCTTGGCGTCCATGAGCAGACAGCCAAAGCCGAGGGCGTCCAGCTCTTCGTAGCCCTCAGACAGCGGAGTGGTGTAGACATGCTCCCAGCGGCCGTCGTCAAGGAGGCGTCTGGCCGTGGGCTTCGAGTTCCCCTTGGACCGGGTGGGGTAGTTGCAGCCGACGATGGGGAAGCCACTGCGAAGAAGCCTGTCCAGCGCGTCCACCGGGAAGCGCATGTCGTCGTCCAGCCAGAAGAGGTAGTTCGGGTCGTGCTTGAGGGCGCGTTCCGCGATGTCGTTCCGGGTGTCGTGTATCAGCGTGCCGGTGCCGCGCGTGAAGGTCAGGTCCAGCCCGGCCTTGCCGCTGGCGAAGCAGAGCCGGGCGAGGTCGTAGGAAAAGCCCGCCTTGGGCTCCCCCTTGCTCGGGAGGCAGAGGGCGACGCGCACTACACTACGCTCGTGTCTGTCCGAAAATAGCGGTTGTCCGGGTCGTTCAGCCACCGGGCGAAGTCCCGCTTGTTGCGGGTGACGCCCTTCTTGTAGAGTTCAAAGAACAGCCCGAGGGGGATGCTGGCGACCTGCCGTCCGAGGCCGTCCTTGGGGTGGCGGCCGAAGGTGTCGTTCCGCATGGCCCGGTTGGCCTCTACGATGCCGGTCACGTCCTGCTCATCCCGGAGGATGTACTGGTCGGTCCCGGCGTCGTACTGAAAGGTGCTGCGGCTTGCGCTTATCGGGTCGCTGTCGATGATGAACTTGGCCACGTAACCTCCAAATGGGAGCAGGGGTGGGATTTGCACCCACGGCCTCCGAGGTATGAACCCGGCGATCTACTCACTGATCTACCCTGCATCAACTCGCGGCCGGGGATTTTACAAGGTTGAACGGCCATCCTTGGTCCGGGTCCGCAGACACCGCGACAGACAGGTATTATCCCACAGAAAAGGGGCCGTGTCTAGCGGCCCCTTCCCTAGTGTCTAGGCGGTTACGACTTACGAAGTCGTCAGACCGCGAATGGTTCCGAGGCCCTTCTCGGCGCGCACCTTGAGGGTGTACTCGACGAGCAGGAGGCGCTTCGTGTTGTCGCCGGTCTTCGCGAGGGCGATGGTCTTGAAGCTGCGGAGGTAGGCGAGGGCCAACTGGGCCGGGTCCACGAGGTAGACACGGTTTTCCGGCTGGAAGCGGTTGGGCACGACGTTGACCGTACCGAAATCCGACACGTAGACATCGGCCGCGCCGATGATCTGCGCCTGCTTGCCCGGCGAGGTGTCGCGGTAGCGGGTCGCGATGCCGTTGAAGCCAGAGATGCGCACCTTGTTGACCGGGCCAGACATGACGAACATGCCGTCGACGTCGCCGCCCTGCGTCCAGACAGTCTGGATTTCGGTCTTGAGGTGGGTTTCCGTCAGGTTGATGGCGGTAGTGCCGTCAACGGCCGCCGTCTGCGGATAGCCGCTGGTGCCGCCGCCCGAGAAGGTCGGCGCTGCGGGCGAGCCGCCCGTCGCAACTTGGTACCAATTGGTGACAACCCACGACCCGAGGGACGCGGCCTGTCTGGCAACGCTGTTGGAGCCCGTCACGGCAACCTGATCGCTCGTGATCGAGGCTTCCATGTCGCGCTTCAGTTCCTTGGCCCGCTTGGCGAGCTGGTAGCCCAGCATCGACTTGATGCCAGCCATACCAACAGTCTCGACGGTGCCTGACACCTGAACGACCTTACGGCTGATCTGGGTGTAGTTGCCGACACGGCTGGTCGCAACCATCGTGTTGTTGGCCGGGGCGTCGTCGCCTTCGATCTGGTAGTTGGTCGTGCTGGCCGTGGCCAAGCTGTCCGTCTGCCATTCCGTGAACGTCTGCTTGCACGCATCGCGACCAATGTTGGTCATGAGCGGACAGTCAGTCGGCGAAATGTTGTAAATGACGTCGGCGAAGTCTTCGCGGACGCTGGCCGTCGCGTCGTAGCGCGTGGTCGTGCCTGTAACGAGACCCATGGTGGGTTATCCTGTTGGGTTGAGGGCTGTCTAGAGGTCTAGAAAGCCAGACATGAGGGGAGCCGCGTCATCGACGCTGCCGGTCTGCTTGAGACGGTTCATCGCTGTGTTGCGGGCCTTGTTCTGGGGAACGACCTGTCTAGACGCGCTACCGGCCGGGAGGGTCTTGGACTTGACGCCCGTGGGGCGGAGGTCCTTGGCCTTGGCCTGCAACTCGTCATACTTCATCGCCTTCCACACGGCGAAGAGTGCCCGGTGATCGTCCGCGTTCCGGAGTTCGTCGGTCGTGTAGCCTAGCGTCTTCTGGGCGTAGGCGGCCAGTGCGGTGAAATCCTTCACCTTGGTCGCTTCGTCCTTCCACGCCGGGTTCAACTCAACCAACTTCTGATGCCCCGCCTGAACGTTGTTCTGGCGCAGCTTCTGGTACTCGGCACGCTCGCTGGCAGTCACACGGTCCAGCTCCGCCTTCGCGGCGGCCTTCTGTTCCGTAATGGCTCGCCAATTATCACGAGCAATCAGGTATTCGTTCTTGTCCCGCGCAAACAATTCCTGCCAGTTCGGCTCTTGTGGAGACAGCTCTTCGAGCCGTTCCGTGAGCATCCCAAGCAGTTGCTTGTACTGCGCTCGCTCCTGCAACACTGGAGCCTTTTCCTTGGCTTCAAACTCCTGACGGAGACCGTCAAAAGCCCGGCGCTCTTCGGAAAGGGCCTGTGTTTTCCGCGAATAATCCGCTTGACGCTGATAACCGGCGATCAACTCCGTCTGGGGGATTTCGACGTCCTTGCCGTCAACTTTGACGGTGAACTTCGGCTCCGCGCCCTGCTCGGCGTCCTCTTCCGTATCTTCGTCAGCAGCGGGCTTCTCCGCACCCTCAGCTTCCTCGGCGTCTGCCTCGGCTGGGCTGGTCTCTTGGGTCTCGGTTTCACCCTCTTCGGCCTCCGCTTGGGCGGGGGCACGGGCAACCTGTCGGGGCTGCCGCTCGGCCGGGGTCAGTGCCTCAGTTTCCTCGGGGGAGCCGGTATCAACGATCAAATCGTCGGTCAGCAGGCCCGCGAACGCGGCGGCAGCATCGTCGGTCGAAAGTCCGGTCTCCGGTTGGGAGTTATCGGCCATTTAGATTGTACTCCATTTGCTTGCTCTTTGCAAGGCCCGGTTATGGGCCTCCACGACTTCATCAAGGGAGACAGAGCGGAACTGCGCCTTGAGCCCTTCCACGGCCTGTATCATGCGATACAGGTGTTCGCGGGTCTGGGTGCCCTCCGGTGCGCTGGCTCTCCAGCTTTCGGAGTACATTTCGACCATGCCGTTCAGCAGGATCGAGATTTCGTCGCTGTGCGCAATCTCTTGTATGCGCATCACCATTTCTGGCGGTAGTTTACTTGCCACTTGGCCTCGGGGGTTTCTGTTTAGCCTTCAGCATGGCGGCTTCGCCAAGCACTTTGTTGTGGGCGTCCTGCACGTTGGCCATGGTTTCATTGGCGGCGTGGTCTACCGCGTGGCCCATCATGCGGGAGTGCTGCTCCTGTTGCATTTGGGCCATTTGCCGTTGGTGGTTGAGCGCCATCTCCTGTGTCTGGCGCACGTGGTCGTTGGCGCTCTCGGATGCGTTAACGCTGTGTTCCAGCAGCATCTTGATGTTCTGCATGGCCGGGTCGTTGTCGCCGCCGTACTTGCCCTCCATGTCCATGAACTTCAGCAGGGCGTTCATCTTGTCCGCCTCGCACTTGCGGGCGTACTCGCGGGCGTCAGACACCTGCTTGGCTTGGAACTCCATCACCTTTAGCTGGTGCTGCTGGGTGTAGTTCTGCTGTTCGACCTGAACGGCCATCATCTGGGGGTTCGGGGGCGGTGTCTGGGCGGACTTCTGGAGCCCCTGCATGTACTCCGGCGTGATCGGGCCGAAGAACTGGCTGGCGTCCTTGTACCCGGCGAGCGTGATGTACTTCACGATGGCCGCCCGGTACTTGTCCAGCCCGGCCAGCGGGTTCGCCGGGCCGAGGGTCTGCATGATGAGTTCCTGCTTGGCGATGATGCCTTGCAGGATGGTCATGCGCTCCGTGTCTGTGCCCTTGCCGAGGGCCACGTTGGGGACGGCTTCGAGGTCCATCTCCCACGTCTTCGGGCTGACGGGTGTCCAGACACCGTTCAGCTTGAGGACGCGCTCCACGTCTTGGTTCTCGCGGAGCATCTTCGCGGCCAGCTTGAAGAGGTGCTTCATCGGGCCTTCGGCAAATATGCGCGCGTACATCTCGATACGCTCCTGCGCACCCTGTACGGTGGCGTTCACCGCCCCGGCCGTGGTGGACTGGAGGACGTCCGGGTCTAGTCCCTGGCTGGCGTCAGACACGCCGGTCCGCTTGGCTTTCACCTGATCCATGTAGGAGATCACGGGGATGGCCTGCTGGCCGATGAACGGCTTGAGCAGTTCCTGCACGGCCGCGACGGCCTTGGCCCGGATGATCGCGCCCTGCTCGGTGTTGAGGGCGTCGTCCATGTTAACCTGCCCCTCCACGATGACCGTGCGGGGGTGGATGCTCCCGGCGAGGCTGTCCAGCAGCGCGCGGACCATGTTGCTCTTGATGAGCTGTAGGTCCATGGTTTGATCTGCCACGGATTGCCCGATCACCATGTGTGGCTCGGGGTCCGGGCAGAATACCGCGAAAGGTGCCGCATCCACGACTTCATCGTGGAGGACATGGTAGGCATCGCCTATCGCGTGTATCTTGCGCAGCTCGGCGTAGCCGTCCTGATCCTTGTCCACGCGCATGTACGCCTCGATGAAGAGGACTTGGCGCATGGAGAGGTCGGGGCTGTCCTGATGCTGCATGAAGCTGAGGACGGCCGGGTTGCGTGTCTGGGCCTCGTAGTTGAGCTGGAACGTGTCGCCGCCACCCATGTTGTCGAGGATTTCGTCCTCGTCGTATCCCATAGCGCAAATCTCAGACACGGTCTTGTAGGACCGCTGGGCCATGAACGTGAAGCCCTTGGGGTGGTTGGCGTCCCGGGCGTCGCGGTTAATCAGGAACTCTTCGGGCGGAAGGGCCTCCATGATGAGGCGTTTTTCCTCTACGGTGCGCCGGATGCGGACGTCGAAGGTAGGCACTGTCTGGGGCGGGGCCTGCGGGGCGGCCGGTGCGCCAGCGTCCGGGTCAGTCGGAGACTGATCGCCGGGCATGGTGACTTCGCCCTCTTCGAGGATTTCGAGTATCTGGACCGTCTTGTCCTGCTGGAGAATGACGATCTGCTCGCGCAGGAGGCCAGAGAACTCCGTCTCCGTCACGGTCTTGTCGTCGCTCCACCGCAGCTTGATAACGCCGGTCTTGCGGATGAGGGCGTCCTTGAAGGCGCTGTATAGGTTCAGGAAGCCGGGGTTGTCGTGGTAGAAGACGTGGTTGACGAGGGCTGTCTGCTGGTCCGCCTGCGTGATGCTGGCGGCCGACTGCGGCAGGAACTCGACCACACTGTCGCCCTGCGTGAAGATGCGGAGCAGGCTGGGCATTATGCTCAGCACGACGTCCCGCACCTCGGTCATGACGATACTGGACCGGCCAACCTCTTCGTGGCCGAAGGGCTCGCCCCGGTAGAACTTGGTGGCGGCAGCGCGCAGCGGGGCTATGTGCCCGTCTATGTACTCTTCGCTGTCCTGACAGTTCAGGCGGAAGGCACCCACGAACACGTCGCGGTCCATCATCTTCGGCTTTTTGGGCCGCTTGACGGGGACCTCGTCCTGGTCGGGATTGGAGTGCGCGCCCTCGTTCGCGTTAGAATTGCGGCCCTGCCGCATTTCCTCACGGTTCGAGTTGGGGCTCAGATCGCCCCCGTTCAGTTCCCAGCCGGATGCCATGTGTTAGCCGCCCAACATGCCGGGCAGCTTCGGGGCCTTCGGGGCCTTGGGGCCGCGCTTGGCGTTGGCCTCGCGGTGGGCCACAGACACGGACGCAGCCTTTTTGACGGCCAAATGCTGGGCCGGGGTCTGCATCTTCATCGAGCCGCCACCGACCTTCGGGGTGCTCGGAGTGAGGCTGCCAATGTTGATGCCCAAGCTGCCGTTGCCGGTCTTGTCCAGGGGCATTGCGTCGCCGTGCGCGGCGAACTGGGAGCCGTCGTTCTGATGGAACTTAGCCATGTTCGTTGAAATCCTCCATGTACTCGTCGCACGCCTTGCAGTTTGGGCCAAGGTCGTCTCCGAGGGGGTTGCTACAGGACCGGCAGTGGGTCCCGGCCGCTACGCCCTTTGCGCGGGCGACCTCGGCCATGAGCTGATCCCACTCTTGGTTCTCGGCTACGGCGTCTAGGTAGTCGTTGAAGTCCCAAGCGGGTGTGTCTGGCATATGTCTATTGTAGATGATTGCTGTCTGGGTGTCTAGACAACGCCCGCCAGATTGCGCTTGAGGGCCTGACCCGGCCTCCACTGGGCGGCCCGGCCCCCTACAAGCCCGGCCGTCCCGCCGAAGGTCAGACACAGGGCGTCCGCGAAGTCTGGGCTAGGGAGTTTGCGCTTCTTGAGGCTGGCCTTGGGTTCGACCACCAGTTTGCCGCTTGAGTTGAAACTGTACCGGGGGCCGACAAGGTCCTGCCGGAGCCGTTCGTTCTTGGGGAGGGCGACGGCGCGGGTAGTCAGCCAGTCCCGGGCCTGCACCCACAGATCATCGCGTAGCTTCCAGCACTGCGGGTTCATGGCGGTGACTTCGGAGACGTTGATGTCTATGGCGTTGATGCCCTGCTCGCGGAGCCGGTCGCCCACGCCGCCACCCACGCCGATGCTGTCCAGACAGATTTCCTGCGGGCTGTCCAGCCGGGCCTCGGCCATCACCCGGCCGACGGTCTGCATGGTGTCCGCCCCCTGCCACCAGATAATATCCACGACCACGGAGCCGCGCCGCTTGCAGAGCACGGTCCTGTCGTCACCGAACCGGCTGATGTCCAGCCCGTAGATGAGCGGGGCTAGCGGGTCCAGCTCGATGTCCCGGTTCATGGCCGCGTCCACCAGCTCGGCCGCGATGAGGACGTCGTCCTCGCGGAGGGAGAACTCGCCCAGCACGCGGACCCGGTATTGGTTGCTGTCCTCCCCGTAGGTTGCGGCAATCTGTCGCACGAAGTCGGGGCTCACCCGGGCGTTGCCGATGCAGGACACGTGCATGCAGTTCCAGTCGGCCCGGAGCTGATGGTGCGTCATGAAGAACAGGCCCGTGTTCCGGGTCGGGTTGGAGATGAGAATGGTGCAGGCGTTGTGGCCAGACATGGACCCGGCCGCGCTCTCGTAGACCTGCTCGGGGATGGCCGAGGCTTCGTCAGCGATGAGCAGAACCCAACCGGCGGAGTGGACACCGGCCATCGCTTCGGGGCGCTCGGCCGATGACGTCTTCGCAGACACGAAGCTGTCGTCCGGCTTCGGCTTGTAGATGATCCGCTCGCTCTGAAGCTCGAACAGTTCGAGGATCGGCGGCGGCAGCTTGCGCATCCAGCTCTTGATCTCGCTGAAGAGGGCGTCGAAGAGCTGTCCCTGTGTCGGGGCCGTGACCACCGTCTTCTGCGGGAAGCGGCACACCAACTGCCAGATAACCAGCCACGAGCAGAACGCCGACTTCCCAACGCCGTGACCGGCCCGGACGGACAGCCGCCGCTCGCCGCGCGCTACCTTCCGCATGGCCGCGTCCTGCCACGGGTCCGGGGTCGCCCCCAAGATGTCTATGGTGAACTCCACAGGCCGGTCTTTGTATATATTTATGAGGGTGTCCCATGCGTCCTGCGAGGTGTGGGAGGGGGCGGGGCCGGGGGCGGGCAGGGGCTCCGTGGAGAAGCCGCGAGGGTCCTCTGCGACGGGGGCGGCTACGGGGTCGTCGCCGTACTCGGGCACGCCGATCCGGTGGAACTCGTCGAAGGACATGGGCTTCCGACCCTTGTTCACCATCTTCGGCGCGCGGCCGGGGTTGAACGGCGACAACTCGTTGCTGGGAAGCTCCGCATCCCTGGGGATGGGGCGGTTCAGGCGGATACGCTTCTTCGGCTTTTTCATATTTTTCCTATATTTTTCAGGACACTAGCGGGAGCAAGTCCCCTCTATTCGCTCGCACCCCTGAGCCTCTTCGGCCGTGGGGGGCGAAAACCGTTCGTCCCACGCTGGCGCGCCGCTCGTCCCTACGTTCCCTGTCTGTGCTCACTGTGTTCGCTGTCTGTGCTCAACACGCACTCGACGTGAACGTGAATCGCGGGGATAAGTATGCCAGACACCATGTCTGCCTCGTTCTTTTACACCCTCTAGAAGGGTGCAAAGCTTCACGGTCCTGTGTCTGGCGTGTCTGGCGTGTCTGTCGTGTCTGCTGGTCTGGCGATGCGTGCCTGCGCTCTGGCCAGCAGCGCCGCGAGATGACCGCCGCCCGCGCCAACCCCTCTAGCGTCCATTCCGAGCGCTCGCCCGATCTCGGTAGGGTTGGCGCGGATCGCAGGCATACCCCGGTCAAGGATTAGCTTCGCCGCTGTCACGCGCTCGGCTTTGCTCCCCGTATCCATAACATGCTCCAAGGTATCTAACGCTTTAAGGGTGAGGTCTGCCACTCTCTTCCATTTGTCTATCGAGCCAACCTGTCGCGCCATGATCCTAGCCTATCTGTTTGGTTACTTGTGGTTACTAGCTTACATGATCTCAGCGTGTCTGACAATTCCAGTCGCTTCGACGCTAGCCCGGTTTATTTGACCGCCAGACATGATCCGCAGCGGCTGGTACCTCGCACCCTAATTCTTGTTCGCTCGATTTGTTCTCTGCCTGTTCTCACGCCACTAATACGGCTGTCAAGATTGCGGACACGCTGGCAATAGACACTAGGCCCGATAGGCTATCACTCCACAGTGTGTATTTGTTCGCAGGTGCAACAAACCTGCACTAGACGCGCTGTAACAATTCGTGATTAGACACCGCTTGACAGACACTCGACAGACATGGCAAAGAACGCGCGCGAGGCAATCATGCCTCCAAGAGGAAAACCGCAATGTCACTTCTCCTAGGCTGCCTTGTCCTTTTCGGTCTCCCTGTCATCAGCGTACTAGGCGGGGCCGTTGTGCTTCGCCTCTTCTCTCACCCTGACAACCGCTGACACCACTCAGCACAACAAGGGATCAACACATGGTTTATCGTATCTCCCATGCCTACCGCCAAGGCTGGCGCGCAATGGAAGCCTACTACACTTCCCATGACGGCCGATGGCCCATTTTCCCGCCGCGCCATTATTCGATGCGCGAGTGTAAGGACTGGCTACTAGGCGCGAACCACTACAACAACCGCTAACACAGCACAACAAAGGATCAACAAAATGACTGACCCTACCGCAAACGAGATGCGCGAATACCTCGCCTCTATAGTGCCGAAACATTCGGCCGACCCTTTCGACATTGAGTGCGCGATCTATTGGTTCGCTAACGATTACCACGGCGGACAGGCGAGCAACCTTTATAGCGCCCTCTCCGCGTCTGACTTCCGGCCCGGACCGACCACCAACGGCCCCGAGCCCGGCAGCATGGAAGCTGCGCTATATGCCGAGCTAGAAGATCACTTCGCATAACAACAACGGAGTGGCTACTAGGCGCGAACCACTACAACAACCGCTAACACAAAAGGAAACTCCATCATGTCGTACGCTCATATAAAGGTGTCTAACGGCGCACGCGCTGCTATCAAAATCGCGCTGCGCAATCGCGGCATCACGGGGCTCGATACCATGACCAAGGACGCGCTCTTGTCCGCCGCAGAAGCGGCCGGTCTAGACATCGCCGCGATCACTGGCGCGAAGTATGGTCCCGTTGCTGACAGTGTTCAGGACGCGCCAGCGTTCTGCCCCGAGGGCGCGCCCGTCATTACTGATACGGTTCCTGTAGACGTAGCGCCTGTCGTGCCCGCATCAGGCGAATATCAGATACTGATGGATAAGTGGACGAACCTTGATCCGCAAGGCTTTCGCGAGGGCATTGCTGACCTTGTTCGCCGCGCCAATGCTCCGCCGACGGTGCGCGAGGTCGAAGTGGTCAAAGAAATCGAAGTGGTTCGCGAGGTCGAAGTGGTTCGCGAGGTACAGGTAGGGGCCGCCCGTGCGGACCACACCGGGCACATTGCGCAGCGTACGGGCGAGACGACCTGTAAGGCTATGTTCGGGACACGC